GCAACTGTGTTGATGGAGCGACCGCGAACAGATCGAAGACTAGCGCGCGTGGTGGATTCAACGGCCGTAGGCGCGATGCGCGCGCTAGTCGCCGAAGTGTTCGCAGGGATAGTTGCACCGTTGGCCATTGCTGAATCCACGGGTAACCTATCGACCGCACTAGTTTTCATGGGACAGTTTTTCGATATTTTTCCGCCGCGGCTTTCGGCCGCCTCGCGTAGCCGGGGTTCCCGGTGGCGTAAGTACCTGTGGGTTTGATCGATAGAGCGGTGGCGCACAAGGCGTTGAATCAGTTCCGGCGGGGTGCCATTCTCAAAACTCTCGGTGATGTAGCCGCATCGGAACGAATGGAATCCGTACCTGCCGGATAGCCCCGCCGCCTTCAAATCGGTGGCCAGCCCCTTGTAAGACACGGTGCGGGCAAACACCTTGGCCCCGGTCTTGGCCTTCCGCATCTCGCGCAGCAGTTCAACCGCCGCGTGGGAAAGCGGGATGTGATCCCGGCGGCGGGCCTTGTCCAGGCTCACGACCATCGTTCCCGCCTCTAGGTCAATGTCGCTCCACAACTGCGCGTGGGCCTCGCCGCGCCTAATGCCCGTAAGGGACAGCAGCCGGTACAGGTTGGCGCGGTTTTTGGCGCTGGCCCGGATAGCGGGGGATGCGCCTTCGGTGATCTGCTGGGTGGCGTGGTCGATTAGCCGCTGCACCTCGGCATCGGTCAACGCGTCCCGGCCCTGCCCAGCCCGGCCGCGCGGCCCTGGCACATGCGCCCACGGGTTCGATTCGATTAGCCCCTGAATGAGCATCCAGCCTGCAAATCTGCGGCAGGCGCTCATTCTGTTTCGGATGGTTTGCGGGGCAAGCGTGCCGCCGCGGGTCATATCCCGCAGCCAATCAATGCAGGAAGCGGGGGAAATCTCCGCCGCGTGCGCCTTCACATGCTCCAGCCAATCCCGCACCCAGCGCGCCGCCTGGCGGACATGGTATTCGGCTTGCCCGTCAAGCTCGCGCGTGGCCACAATCCACGCGTCTACCTGCGCTAGCAAATCCACCCCGGTTTTCGCTTCAAAAACGGGCGATGCCTGCGCTCCGCTTGGCTGGTCGCAATTCACTTGGGGCACCGTATCCCCGAAATCGAACTCCAACACCACCCGGACCTTCATTCCGTCGAAACCTAGTGCGTTCTGTAACTAGTTTGGGTTATTTGAAAAGTTATGCACACCATCATGCATTTGGCTAGTTCAGAAACGAACCACACACACATACCCGGTTCTAGTTAGTTGTATCCGCTAGCCCAGCAGCCGCTTGGCTGTATCCACCACGCTACTGGCCACGCCGGTGATGGCCTCGGCCACGGTGCCCAGGCTTGCGCCTGTGCCCTCTACGGGCTGCCACTTGCCCAGCGGGCAGGTAGCCCCGGCGAGGGTCAGTTTCACGGACAGCGCCGCGCGGCGGTTGGAACCGCACCCGCACTTGGTACACCAACCGATGCCGCCGGGATCGGTAGCGCCCTCCACCACCTCGGCGCGGCCTTCGCACCCTAGGCAAATTGCCGCGCGCTCACCCTGCACTTGGACGCTGGCGGGGCCTTGGGTGGCGTGCCTGCGCTCCGCAGCTAGATATGCCGCGGCGCGCGATGCGAAACCATAGTTCACCGTTTCACCGATGGCCATCGGCCGCTCGCCCTTGACCACGCGGTGCGGGCATTGCTTGCACACGCCGATGCTGGGGCGGCCGCCGTAGTGGCCAGCAGCGCAGCAGCCGCCGCCCAACACCTTGCATTCGCTCCAATGGTCGCACTCAATCATGAGACGGTGATGTTGTTGATGATCATTGCAATGTATGGCGGAAAATAGCCGCAGTTTTCACAAGTCACAGGTGGGAATACACCACACACTTCGCCATGCGGCATTCCGGTGCAGTCTTCGTAAGTGCCGGTCGGAGCCTGCCCAGCTGCCTTGCAGTACACCACCTCTTGGATCGATGACACTACAAGCCTGAAGCACGGAGACTCGGGGTAATTCTGCGAAACATAGCACTCTGTGCATGATCCGTTGGCAACCTGAATTGTCGCAACAGTCTGTTGAAACCATACCGAAAAGTTGATCCGTATTGACCACAGATCGCACAAGGTGTACGGCTCTTGATTGTTTCCAAGTCCGTTTGTTCCGATGCCTAAAGACGAAATGCCAATGAATGCATTTCCTGCGGTGCCGCAAGTATCAAATGTCTCGGCCTGCATGTTGCATAAGAACTCGCCGCTGCAATTAGGCGTTTCAGTTACTGCCACGAACGAGTATTTAGGGCACAAGCAGCCGTTACCAATTTGACACGGTGCGTCCGCATTCAGAACGGCAACGGCAGTCAGCACAGCGGTGGTGCCATGACAGCCCGTCACGGTCACGGTGACAGTAACGGAAGAAGGCAAATCCGTCTCGCTCGGGCAAGAACACCCGCAGCAGCACCCCACCTGCATCATGCTCACGATTTAGCCCTTCGCGCCGCGAATCCATCCGGCGATGGTGCCCAGCGGAACGATGTGCCCGGCGATGTAGCCGATGGCAAGGCAAGCGAACGCGGCCCAGGTCGAACCGATCAGGGATTCAGCGGATGCGATGTAGTACATGGCTTGGGTTCCTCGGTGCGCTTCCAAGCGGCTTCCCACACGGGATCGCTCGCGCGCTTTGCTGCAATGTATTCCCGGATCGTGGCCGGATTGCTGTTTTCCATCACATCACGGGCCAATGCTGCATCTCGCAGGCTCGGCCGCGGAATCCAACCCAGCGCCACGCGGATGGCTGCGCCTATTCCCGTCTGCCACAGGATGGCCGCCACGGCCACGAGGGCGGCCGCTGCTGCGATCCAACCCAGCAACACCGCCCACCACGGGGTCTGATCCTCCACGCCCGGTAGCGCCTTGTGGATCGCTCCTGCGGCCGCTTCGATGCGCTGGGCTTCAACCACGATGGCGGCCGCATCGGCCACCACCTCGGGCTCGGTGGAAACGCTTCCAATGTGCGTTGCCAGCCTGGCGATGGTTCCGGCACGCTCACCAGCCTCGGTAGCCGAAACCGCAATGGCCCGGCTAGGGCTGCACGCGGCGCAGGCAATCAGCAGCAGGAAGACCAAACAGCGGATCACCGGCGGCCCTCTAGCCGGTCAAGGCGCACCGCAATACTGGTCAGGTTTTCGCCGTGCTTTGAATCGTTCGCCGCGCCTAGCACCTGCGACTTGACCAAATCGCCCACGATTGCGCGCAGCTCCGTCAGGTCGCGGTCTTGGCGCTCCAAGATGGCATCTTTGCGGCCCATCGTTTGGAAGATGCCGCCCACGCCAACCACCAGTACCACCAGTTGCACCACGCTGATCACGGTGCCCAAGGTTGTGGGCTGCTGGTGGCGGGGGCCAATGGACGGAACGGGGCTCACGCGCAGGTTCCATCCACCGCGTTCGGCACGCTGAAGAAAAACAGGTTTTCGCCAGTCGCGCGCGCGGTGGCGTACATCATCACCACCGTATTGTTGGCGATGGCCTTGAAACTGAACCCAGCAGGGATGTAGGCGGTGGTGATGCCAGGGCCAAGGGTGGTGGTAGCACCGATCATCTGCGGCCCCTCGCACCCGTTGATGGCCTTTCCCTTGGTGGCAATCAGGGAAGACTTGCGGCGGTAAGTATCGCTGGTGTTGTAGGTGCCCGTGGTGGACACGCTTACTTCCTCCCAATCGTATTCCCACGCTACCGCGCGCGCGTTTGGGTCGCTGCCATATACCGCAGTCTTACCCGCAATGGCCGTGCTGCCAGTAATGCGCGCCATGAACACCACAACCGGCGGCGGTGCGGACTTGGGCCCGCGTTGCCCCTCACCGTTTATGCGGTTGATGGTGTCCGCGATGGTGCGAACTTGGTTCGGAGACCAAGGGCCAACATTGCCGCGGGTAACGCCGTTTACAAACATCAGATGCCCGCGATGCCGATGGCATCAAAGTTGGCGGTGTCCTTAAAAGGCTGCCGGAAAAACACGCACAGCGCGTTGCTCATCTCCCCATCCGGCACGGTGCTTGGCGCGTTTCCGCAGGTGTCGGTTTTCTTGCCCTTGATCACCTGGCCATCGGGGCCGCGCTTGGCGATCTGCCGCAGGTGGTAGCCATTGTCATAAACAAATGAGTAGACGATTTCATAGGTTGCAGCGCCCACCCGCGTGATGCTGCAACCCGTAAACAAGAGCGTGTCCTGCGGGAAGGAGTACGGCCCGATGAGGAAGTTTGAGTTGTTGCGCTTGTTGATGAACCCCACCGGCGGCGTTGGCCTTCCAGCGATCACATTCCGAACATTCACCTTTGCCACATTGTTGAAAAAGGTGATGGGCTCTCCTCCCGAATCAACCTTGGTGCCGCCGATGTCGGTATCGGCTGGGGTGGACTTGCTAGCAGGTGCGGTTGCGCCGATTCGATAGACATCTACACCTTCACCCGCAAGGCTGTATTCAATCGCTGTGAATCCAACCTCTCGTTCAACCTTGTTGTCATCAATGGAAGTTCCGTTGTCTCCAGTTAACGAATCAAAGTTGACGGTGGCCTGCCACACATAGCCGCCATCATCAACCATTGCCAGCGAGAAGCTTGGCTGCGTCACGCGGCCCGAAAAGAATGAACCTTGATCGGTGATTGCTCCACCAGTTCCACCGTATTCGACTGGTAACAGTTTGTTCAGTACGGATCCAGTACCGAGGATTTGGCTTGAAGTGATTGATGCTCCGTCCGAGTCTTTGATTATGTATAGCGCGCTTCCACTCCACTTCCCTCGGTCAAAGGTGATTGTGGTTCCGCCTGCGCGTTGTGAAATGTTGATACCCATTACACGGCTCCCGTTGCTGCAACAAGTTTTGCCAAGTGCGCTGCGCTGGCCTGCGTGGCCTTGGCGGTGGCCTCTGCGGGCTTCGCCAGTTTATCTAGCCCGCTCGTGGTGCCAGCCATTTTCACGCTGCCCACGGCACTTTGGATGCTCTCGATGTTGGAAACCGCGGTGGTCTTGGATGCACTAGCTTCGGCTGCCTTCAGTTTCTCATTCAGCGCGCGCGCGTTCTCTTGCTCCTGCGCGTCAAGGCCAAGACGATCCATCTTCTTTTGGAACAACTCATCCTCGGTCATCGTGCGCTCGTCTAGCGCATCCTGCAAATCATCCATGAAGTTCATCACGGATTCCTCGCGGCGCTCCTCGGCGGCGGCGCGCATTTCTGCGCGCTTCTCCGCATCAGCCTGGGCGCGCTCTTGGGCCTTCGCCGCTTCTGCTGCAATGCGTGCGCGTTCCTTCTCCGATTCTGCGGCCTGATCGGCGAGCATCTTCTCGCGTTCCTGCCGCTGTATTGCCTGATCCTGCGCCGCGCTTGTGGCCTCAAATGCCGCGCGCAGCTTGTCGCGGGCTGCGACGATCTCCGGCCCCTTTGCGCCTTCCTTCGTCATCTGATCGTTCAATTGCTTTTCAAGTTCCGCCAGGCGCTGCGCTCGCTCAACGCGGGTGCGCTGTTCGTCGTTCACCGCTTCGGCTAGTTCGCGCTGCTTCTCCAAATCGGCCGCCATCTTGGAACCCACGGCAAGCATCCGCTCATTTCGCGCGGCTTCCTCTCGGCTTGCTTGCTGCCGCGCTTCCTGATTCCCGCTCGCGTCGCTGGTCAACCCGATGGCATCGGTGGCCGAACCCAAACCCTGCCCAATCCACTTGCCTAGGGTGCCAGCAACCGGGATGCTTTCAAGTGTCTTGGCGAATCCATCGCCAATCGCATAGGCGATGTTCGCACCGGCATTGTTGAAGATTGGATTCTTGAGTGTTTCATCAATGGACTTCAGCAGCGTGTCAGCGAGTTGGATTCCAAGAAACCCGCTGATTGCTTTCCCCATTGAGTTACTCCAAGACTTCATGCCCTTGGAAATGGCCTTCTCAATACCGCTCACCTTGTCCGTGGTAGCGGATTCCACTTTCTTCCAACCAGCGATGTACTGATCAGATTCAAGCGTCATTCGCGCCTTGAATGCTGCAACATTACCCATGAGCGGCCTTCCCTTCGATCATTGCCCGAATGGCGGCAAGCGATGCTTCTACATCATCCTTTGGTTTTTCTTCGTAGGGCATGAAATCCGCCACCTTGAAAGGTGTGCCGCTGGTGCGGTGGCAGTTGGCCACGGTGCTGGCGATGATTGCGGAACGCAAATCGGAGCGCGTATCACCGAATGGCTGGATGGCGTTGTATGCGATCCATTCGGTTAGTTCGCGGCTCGACATGGTTTCCTCTAGTTCCGCAACTGTGCGGCCCAACGCAAGCGCCAACTGAAACATGAACCTGCGTAGCGGCCGCTCAATCAGTTTTTTTCGATGGCTTCCTTGTCCTTCGCACCCATGCCCGAAAGACGCGTGGCGATGTCATACAACTCGTCAATGACGGATGCGGGCATATCCCCAATGGCTTCGATGTCCGCGGCGCTGAACATCGGAGCGTCACCGTCATACGCGCACATCGCCACCAGGCTGGCGCGGATGTTGGTGAGGGTCTTTCCCTTCGCGCTCCAAATGCGCTGTTCCCATTCGTCACGCTTTGCGGCTGTCAGTCCGCGCATCGTTACAACCCCCACTCCGGGCACCGTCACCTGCTCGGTGGGGACGGTGGCCCGGAGTGCAAGGAACTTGTTCTTCAAATCACTCATCAGGCGGTATCCGAAATGGTGAGAGCGCCAGTAACCTTCACGGTGAATGAGACCGTGAGAACTGAATCAATCCCAATTTTGGTTGAAAAATCAGTCACAATACCGTTGCCGGAAATGGTGTACCCACCAGCAGCGGTAATGGAAAATGCCTTTGCAACTGGCGCGGTGGCTACAGCCGTGCTGCTGATTTGTTCCCACGCCTTGCTTTGCCCACCGGCGGTGTCGTAATTCGCCTCAACCGTGATGGTGCCTGAATCGATCACTCCGGCGGTGAATGTTCGATGGCGCTCGGCGATGGTGGTGGTATCGATGGCCGTAAGCTTTGCGCCATCCATCGAAATCGAAATGATGTTGGCGCTTGCGCCGCTATCAAAACTAAAGGTAGAACCGAATCCGCTAACGCCTGCCATGTTGATCCTTTCGCTAGGTGATCGATGTGGGGTTCACGGCCGCGCTTGCGTAGTACGCATCGACCGTAACTACCGTGATGTGAATGCCCGTTTCCGTGCCTTCCGCGCCAATATCATAAGTCGATGTGATGCCGTTTTCACGGATTTCCTGAATGGTTGTGCTGTTGGCCATGCCCTTTGCGCCGTGCATTGAAACCCGAACTGCCTCGCCAATCGTTCGTGAATCTCCAAGGTTTCCAGCGATGCACTCAATGTCAATGGAGCATTTCCGAACCTGATCTTGGCGGTCAAGGGACGGGCTCAAAGCGATATCGGATTGCACAGCAAGAACGATGGCCGGAAGGCTTCCAACATCCAAGCGATAAGCGGAAGTGATGCGGCTGCTTGGAACAAGCGTGGTAACGGCGGTGCTTTGAGTCAGAGCGGTTCGAACTGCTGCAATCACAAGGTTGCTCATTTGACTCCATTTCTTGCAGCGGCTTTGGCCGCCAGGCGCTCAAATGCTTCCGGAAGTTTGCGGTTCAACTGGCTTTCGGCCGTATACCTAAACCGCTTCAGGATCGAAAACGCACCGTTGAACCCGGTGTATGGATTCTTGGAGTGGCGGCCGGATTCCATTAGGAACATGCCTGGGCCCCAAGCCTTGAGGCGCACTAGATAACCCAACCCGCGCTTGAGCTTGGCAACCTTGAAGCCCCAACCATCCTTTCCGTCACGCACCAACGCTTGGATGGCTAGGTTTCGCGTGAATCCAACCGGCAAGCCTTGCCTGCGATTCTTGTTCCACCAGCGGTGCTGTAGTGCGCGCCCAAGTCTTTCCCCATCGTGTTTGCCCGTGCGGGAATCGAAGTACTGGAGCAATGCCATTTGTGTTGGCTCGCCAATTTCCTGAAACACCTTAAGAACGGTTTCATCTAGGTCGCGGCCGGTCATGGAAAGGATGGTTTTCCGGAACTCCGGCAATCCCTCCACGATCATGCGTTGGCTCTTGCTGGGCATTACTGCACGATCTCCATAGCCATGCAATCGATGAATTCGCGGCGCTCACGCCAGTTGGTAACGGTCACGATTTCCCAAACCCGGCGCGTCATGCCGCCCTCGGTGGAAACCGTTTGAAGTTGGCTACGGTGGGTCACATCGGGATGCCACCGCATCCGTAGGCGGTGACTTACTGTCTGATCCAACTGCTTGTGGTTCATGCGCTCGCTAGGGGTTGCGTCACTAATCTCGGCAAACAGGATGGTTCCCGTACCTGCGGCGCTTACCGTGCGGATGGGCTGCCCGTAGGTATCAAGCGCGGTGGTAGCCACCATCAATTCAAGCGCCACGCGCATGTTTCCGGGGTTCACCAGTAGCCCCCATCCTGATACTGCACGATCAACCGGCGCACCGTCATGGGGATTTCGGCAGGCGATGAACCCATCGCCACGCTCACGCGATTGTCATACATGTGGCTGCATTGCAACAGGCACGCGTGTACCAGGGCGCGGGGGATGTTCGCGGCCGCCGCACCATAGCCCGCCGTGAATGCCACGGACACATCAAGCGCCCCCTCACCAAGCGTGCTGGGCCACGATTGCGAACCCTTCAGGATCACGCGCCCAATGCCGTTGACGCTGAACGCGTTGTAGGCGCTCGCGGAAAGCGTTTGGGTGGCCCCGGCTGCGTCGGTGTAGGTGATGCTGGAAACCGAAATGAATGGCGAACGCGGCAACACGATTTCGCCATCGGTGGGGAACGCTTCCAGCGAATAGGTGAACGAACGCGTGATCAGCGCCCGCCGCGTTTCGTTTTCGATCACCTGCGTGGCGGCTAGCACCATATCGCCCAAGGCGGTGTCATCTTGGGTATGGAAGATGCGCCCGAAAACTTTGAAATCGGCCACGCTGATTGCCGTGGTGACTGCGCCGGTATCGTTCAGGTTCGTTCTCATTCGGGTTCCGGCTCCTCTTGCGGCGGCA